CCTCTAAATATGATGGATCAATTTCAATACTAAACTCGATGTTTTCGGCTACTCCAGCAAATCCTACAGACAAGCCGAATTTAATCTTACCGTCAATTAGTTGACCTGCTTGATTCTCATCTGGATTAAATATACACTTCCCACCGAGAATAGCTCCTGCTGATGTCAGGCCATTAAGTCTCATATTATGTTTGGATGTCACAGCCTCAACAAAACGCTTTGTAATGTTGGAATCAACATCATTCCAGGTGTCGGTAATGATCCAGTTGTTAATCCAAAACATCATCCGCTTAGCAACAATAAATACATCTTTCATATCCGTCTCTTCTGGATAAGCTGCAGTACGGTTCCCCCAAGCTCTCGGACCACCGATAAATGAAAGCATTGTGCTAATTCCAGCGCCATTAAGATCGTTGGCATCGTCAATACCTATGGAAATTGGCGTGCCATCAGCAAGTACACAACCGTCAACTTTCATTGTTTTGTTTGATGGAGAGTTGGACGGAACTCCGTTGTTTTCAGCATCCATCTTGGCGATCACACCCGCCATATGCGTACTGAGGTGATATTGTTTACCTTCGAATGATACTTTGGGCCAACCAATGTACTGACCAGGGTCTCCTGTTTTCTTTGTTGTAATTGCCGCTTGCTTTGTCTTAACTGTACTGGTGTCGATGTCAGTCAATGCGAATGCTTTAAACATGCCGTTGATTTGCTGTGATTTCGAGATCATCGCGTCAGCAATGGAGGCGTTCGTACTGTATTTAGGGGCGAGCACTAGACCGGGGACAACACCAAACAACGGAACAACTGTATCCAACAGTTCAAATCCTGTTCTCGCTCCAGTTGTTGAATTACTCGACCCCATCAAGTCGGAGTTCTTAACCTTAGAAGGATCTACTGCATCGTAAGTAAGTGCCAAGTCAGTGGCAGGCAAGGTAACCGAGCTGCCTTGCGGAATAGTGATAACTAAAAAACCATCCTTATCCAGGATGGCAACAAAATCAGTATCTTTAACAAGGCTTGTAGACCCTTTTTTGATTTTTACGCTATCCAATATTGGGTACTGGATATTTGTAACTGTATCCACCTGAGATACTTCTAACGGTACTGAATTGGACTTTTTGGCAGTTGCAGGGTCCATTACATTAACAAAAATTGCAGTCGATTGCCCGTATAAGTTATAGAAGCAATCGGTAAACTCCGATAGCGTAAAACTATCAAAATCCTCTGAAAAACCAAATGATTCAACTGCCGCTGATCGCGATCTCACCAACACAGGAGTGTTTACTGGCCCAATAGGTGCAGTTCCAAAAACCACTGGAATAACTGCCTCTGGACCTTTCTGAGTTGCTACTTTCTTTTCGTTCACATATACGCCATGTTTAAACATCTAGCTTCACTCCCAATCAAATTTATTAGCATGAATATCCACACTAGGATCTTCAAACACACTCTGAATACTCCAGATACTTCGTGATTGTCCAACCCATAGGGGATAAGGTTGTTCCTCGGGGATTTCCCAAGTATAGTCCTGCTCAACCTTGTATTTCTTGTCCAAGACCCCTGCTTTAAACAAAGCGATCCTAACGTGTTCCATGAGGTTTAGGAGGTCGTATGCACCATCAGGATGTATAAATCCATCTACTTCTGTTCCCTCGCAGTAAACGCCAAAATAGGTGTCGATAATAATGGATGAGCTAATCCCGTAAGGGCTTGACGTGTTTTTCCCATTGATAATCCTTGCGACGATGTATGGGAAGTCTATCTTGTCATGTGCCTTAGGATTTTTAAACGGAAGGTTCCATTCAAAAACACTTGGATACTTAAAATCCCCGCCCTCACCTTGAGCTGCTGCATAGTCAGCAACAGTTTTCTCGAGGAACTTCTTATAAGATCGTAATAATAGAAAAGCTGTCATACTGACTTAAACCTCCCTAACACTCGGTTGACTTCATGGTCTAATCTTTTTTGCAACCGCTTATTAGCTTCTGTTTGCAAATGCCCCACGATCTCAGGTGAGTTCAGCATGATTGGTACCGCTGGACCATAAAGCTCATTTACAGGTAACCGTTTCTTGCTGGATCGCATAAACACCCCAACATGACCATTGTTCATAGCCGCCACGAAAGCACCTGGTATTGGTTTGCCTCCACTCTTCTTAACAGAAGCCGTCAATACTCTTGGCCTTCTAATTGGCACCTTTGATGGCCGTGTCCTAAATCGAAATAAAGGGATATTGGGTCCGCGCGATTGAAGCATTAGCTCCATTCTAGCTGCGTTGGATTTTGCAACTTTAATATTGCCGTATTTTTTCACATCACCAGCTTTTATGTCATACGTCTCACGAACTTTCTTTGATGCCTCAGTCTTCACGCCTTGACCCACACGATTTAAGGCTGCAGAAAAAGCCTTCGGGATGTTCTTTTGAACAAACTGAAGGCTTATCGTCGCCTGCTTTAATTCATTTGAGCTCACTTTGAAATTAATCATACGCCATTCGACTCCAAGGTAATTTCAAACACACCCATGTTCTCGGATACTGTCGTTACAATGCACGTATCTCCGTTGAACTTCATCTGTTGTTGCTCAACTGGTGTATAACCTAGTTCATCTTTATCAATAAAGAAGGTGATTAAGGATTGGTACACGCCCTGAGCATAGGAGTCTCTGTTAGATGTCGAGAACAGCCTTGGTCGATCGTTGACAACATCATTATCAAAAACAATTATCTTCTCTTCCCCGTCAATATCAGCTAACTCGCCAAATTCTCTAGGGTTAATAAAGGTATTTTTGATATCATGGGCAATCTGGTCTTTAAAGTTCATCGCCACTTACCTTAATGTTGTACCACTCAGTATATTGAGTTACCCTGTCCTCCGCTTTAGATGCAGGCTCAATTTCAAGCGTCTCTAGCAGTTCCTTTTGCTCCTCCGCTTTCAAGCCTGCGAACTCCTCTGGTGTTTCATAATCATCAATTTGAGGAAGGTGGGTTCCAGACTCCTGCTCGTATTGAGTAGCCCCTTCCTCTTCAGCAGAGCCAAGTTTAATAAGACGTTCTGCCTGTAATTTAGTCAAGTCTAGAATTTCCTCGCCATGTTCATAAGTTCTACCATTGTGAAGTACTTTATTGATAGCATTAATCATCGATTATCCTCCTCTTATTAAAGAACTTTAGCTACATACCAACCATTAACATTTTCAGGGATTGGAATTGGTCTGGATTGCAATTCTAAAGTGCGAATCGCTGTCTTGCGATCAGTAAACACTTGAGCAACAACAGGAAGATTAACAAGACGAATTTCCTCACCGATCATCACAGGACTTGCACCATACAGGAACTCGAACGGCTTACCATCCGGAAGCATAACAACATGACCAGCAGGAATATAAGGTTTGTCATTGCCTTCATCATCTGTATAGGTTCCTGTGTAGCTGTAGATATCTATTCCTACGTCACGCAAGTAACCATGATAAGTAACGCCATCAGGCAACAAGGTAGTGTCAATCTTACCGATGTCCAATCCTTTGTTATCTGCAAGTTTTAAAATTTCTGGGTGGCGTACTAATGCAGTAGCAGCGTCATAGGAACATAATAATCTGCGTGGAGTCCGTCCGTTCTTTTGCAAAATTGCCATACGAAGACTAGACAAGAATTTAATTGGATCAGACGTTGCATTACTCCATAAATCGGTACCAGATAGAGTGATAATGTTAGTAAAGTCGAAATCCAGTTCCTGACTAATACCCTCGCCAATTTGAGTAACCTTACCAGTGAACATTAACTGAGTAGACATCTCGACTTTACGTCTGATAATCGTGTCATTTAGTTCAACCAAATCTTTAGCAATCAGCTTACGTTGACGTGTTTCAATGCTATCTGGGTTGTACAATGATTCTCCTGCTTGACGCACTTTAAGATCGTGATACGTAATGTTGCGAAGTGGTTTAACAGGCACTGGCTCGTATTGTTTAGCTGTAAAACCTGAACGAAGAACCAATTTACCTGGTGTGTATGGAGAAACATAAGGAGCAATAGGTTTATTACCTTTGAGAGTTTGAATCTCAATTTCAGTTGAAAGACCTGTTTCTCCTTCTGCGAAAAAATTAGTCAAGATATATTCGGATGGTGGAGGCAACTGCCCTACCACTTTAACTAGTTGGGGAAATGAATAAATATCAGCCATATTATAGCCCTCCTTATTTAACTGCTCGTTTTGTAATTAATCCAATCTTACGCATTGCAAGTTCATGCTTATCAATGGTATCGGTACCGCCAAATGCAAGAGCGTCACGATTAAACTCGCCACCTGTAAACGCAACTGCTCTTACATCACTAGTAGTTGCATCTACTACTGGATCAGTCAGAATAGCAAAAGGCTCTTTTGTACCGTCAGTTTTGGTAGAATCTACAGGAGCTACAATATACATTCCTGCGTATTGATCCGTTTCTGCTAACTGAGAAACAACCCCTAATACTGTGCCTCGTTTGAGTACACCAGAACCAGACTTCACAATGACAGGTACAGTCGTAAGTGGTTCTACATAACCTGCAATCAACTCATCAAATGGTTCACTTGTATATGCTGGCATAATTACTTACCTCCTCTTAATCTTTTCATCTCAGCAACAACCTCAGCAGCTTCAGCATTTGCTTGAGCATCTTCCGCTTCTTTTGTTAATTCAGGGGTTACTGGATCTTGAGGCGTTACTTCTACCGCTTTACTTGCTACTGCATCTGCAAGTCGGTCTTTTCCTTCGTTTGTTACTTTATTAGCACAAGATGTAGCGTAGGCTAGTGTCGCATCTGCTACACTTTGTCCCGATTCAATTGCCTTGGCTACAATTTCACTTGCACCAGGAGCCTTTGCAAGATTATTTAGAGCATTAATCCGTTCACGCTCGGCAGATTGCCCTTGTGCTACTATCTGACTAAACAACTCAGGGTGTTTCTCTTTCAATTCATTAATATCCATTTTTTCATTGTCCTCCTTATTTTTAGTGATAATTGGTTCATTTTTTTGAGCAGTAACTGTTGTGTCTGCGCTTGGTTTTACAGTTGATACTACTTGTGTATCGATCGTTCCTTTTAATTCTGTCCGCAGCTTATCAATGATTTCAGGCGACAGTTCATACCCATTTGAAATACTTGCTACAGGCGAAACTTCCTCGGCGTTAAACATAATCTCATCCGCAAACCCTAATTCGACGGCTTGCTGAGCGTTGAGAAAGGTCTCATTATCCATCATGACTCTGATCTCTTCTCTACTTTTCCCTGTCTTACTGATGTAAGCATTCATCATTCCCTCATCTATGCTTTCTAGCATCTGAGTTCTTTGCTGATGCACACCCTTGTTTCCGTCAGTATAAATAGCTGAATTATGAATCATAATTTGGCCTGTTGGGGCAATCAGAACTTTATCTCCACTCATCGCAATGATAGAAGCGGCACTAGCTGCAATTGAAGGAATCTTGACAGTCACTTTCCCAGGATATTCTTTTAAAGCAGTGTAGATTTCAGAACCACTCCACGCCGATCCTCCTGTAGAATTGATGTAAATCTCTACTTCATCACCGTTTGCACTTTCTAATGACTCAGCAACACTACTTGGACTAATAGAAGGAATACCTAGCCAGTTATAAATCCAA